CCGTTCCCCCAGGGCGAGGAGATCGCCGCCCTGCTGAATGCACGGGCCCCCGGTGGAGTGAAGCGACTCTACGAACAGGCTGTCATCCTCATGGCCCGTCGCTCGACTAAGAGCACCGCGACCTGGGCCGACCTGATCGGTGACTGCGCCACCACCCCGCGCCGCCGCGTGTTCACCACAGCCCAGGACGGCACCAGGGCCCGCGAGATCCTCCGCGACGAGATCATGGAGATGCTGAACCTGGCGAAGTTCGAGCAGCGCGGGCACGGCCGGCTCCTACTGGCGAACGGATCAGAGCGGATCGAGTTCGCGAACGGGTCCCTGCTGCGCGCCGTACCACCCAAGCCAGCCATCTTCCGGTCCAAAGCCGCCGACCGCATCCTGTTCGACGAGGCCGGAGAGTACGACGAAGGCCTCGGTGCCGCCCTCCTTGCCGCTGCACTGCCCCTGTTCGACACCCGACCCGACCCCCAAGCCATCATCTCCGGCACCCCCGGCGGCCTCGACGAGGAAGGGCAACCCAAACTCGCCCGCGCCGGCCTGCTGTGGAACAAGTTCCAGGAGGCCATCAGTGCCTAGGAAACGACCAAAGAGGGTCGGCGTGCTCGCCTACACCCTGCGCGACGACGAGGAGCTGGTCACCATCGACGAGGACGGCACCGCCCGCGTCAACCGCAGCTTGCTCCGCCGGGTCCACCCCGGGATCGGCACCCTCACCACTATCGCTGACATCGAGTCCCGCGCCGACGACCTTGGCAAGGTTCAGTTCGAGTCCGAGTACGGCTGCCGGTTCCCCGACTTCGCAGGCAGCCAGGCCATCGACCAGGCCGCATGGAAGGCCTGTTCCGGTGGCGACGTGCTGCCCGTACGGCCCAGCCGTCCCGGCCTCGCGTTCGACGTCGAACCCGACGGCACGCGCGCCGCCCTGGTCGCCGCCTGGCGTGACGAGGCGCAGCTCGCCCACCTCGAGCTGATCGCGTTCCGGCCTGGCTACGACTGGCTGCCCGCCCAGGCCCGCAACGCCGGCCGCAAGCACCGCGTCCAGGTCGCGCACGATGCCATCGGCATCAACCTCGACGTCGCCCAGACGCTCAGCCGGCTGCGCACGGCCACTGCACCGCTGCAACTGCGCTACATGCAGGCCGCGACCGCTCGTCTCAACCAGGCAATCGACACCCGCCGCGTCCGGCACTACGAACAGCCCGACCTCACCGAGTCAGTCAAGGGCGCCGTGTGGCGGAACATCGGCGACACCGCCCGACTCTTCGGACGCGCCAACGCCGAATCCTCCGCCTGCCCCATCGTCGCCGCCGCCGCCGCGCTGTGGCAGTACGACCAGATCACCCGAACCCGCAAGGAGGACGAATGAAGTACCGGATCGACCAGGGCGACCCCGACCAGGTCGCGCTCGGCATCTGCGAATGCGGGCAACGATTCCTCGCCCTCGACCGGCCCACCGCCCTCGCCCGCCTCGGCCTCCACGAAGCCATCTGGCACCCCGCCGACAAGAACGTCCGAGCCAACCTCGCCAAGCTCCGACGCGCCGGCCGCACCCGGAAAATACAACCGACCTCGGTGGGATAGCAGCCATGGGCCTGTTCAGCGATATGCGCCACATCCTCGAGTGGAGCCGGGTGGACCTCACCACCCCCGTGTCCTCACCCCTGTCCAGCTCCCACCTCGCCCAGGTCGCGTTCTCCGACCTCGCCGGCATCCCGCTCAACACCGTCACCCGCACCGAAGCCATGCAGGTGCCGGCCATCGCGAAGGGCCGCGCCCTGATCGCCGGCCTGCTCGCCCGCCACCCGCTGCGCGTCTACAACACCCTGGACGGCGCAATGCTGCTCGAGGAGTCGCCCTGGCTCACCGCGACCAACACCCCGCAGTCGCCCAGGCAACGCAACCTGTGGACCTACGACGATCTGATCTTCGGCGGCCTGTCCTGCTGGGCCACCAACCGCGCCGGCGCCCGCTCCGCAGTCGAGGAGGGCACGATCCTCGACTCCTACCGGATCGCGCCCATGTACTGGAACCTCGACCCCGACAGCCTTGGCGTGATCGTCGACGGCAAGGCGGCCAGCGCTGAGGAAGTCATCTTGATCGAAGGTCCCCAAGAGGGCCTGCTCGACCTCGCCGCCGAGACCATCCAGGCTGCGATCGACATGACCAGGGCCTGGGCCAACCGGGTCAAGACCCCCATCCCGCTCCAGGTCCTCACCCCCACCGACATCACCGGCGACCTCGACCCGGCCGGCGAGGAAGCTCGTGCCCTGGTCACCGCGTGGGAGACCCGCCGCCAGGAGGGTGGCACCGGATTCCTGCCATACGGCCTCAAGCTCGAGACGCCCGGCGCCTCCGACAGTGACGCCCAGCTCTACATCCAGGGCCGCAACGCGCTCCGCCTCGACGTCGCCAACCTGCTCAACCTGCCGGCCGCGCTGCTCGAGGGCTCCATGAGCACCGCGAGCCTGACCTACTCCACCGGCGTCGACAAGCGCAACGACCTCACCGACCTGTCCCTGGGCTACTGGGCCGACCCGCTCGAGGCCCGCCTCTCCCAGGACGCCACCACGACCCAACCGACCCGCTCGCCCAACCAGGAGGACTGACCCATGGCGAAACTGACCCTGTACACGACCGGCAAGCTCACCGCGACCGACGACCCCCGCGTGAAGACCGGCCTGCTGCTGCCCTTCGGTGAGATCGGGCGCACCAACAAGGGCAAGCTGACCGCCGCCGCCGGCGTCCTCCAGATCGCCGACGACCTCGACCCGCTCACCCTCGAACACGACGACAAGGCGCCGATCGCCACCCTGCAGGTCGAGGAAGTGCCGGCCGGCCTGCAGTGCTCGGTCCGCTACCTCGAGACGACCGCCGGCAACGACGCCCTGGCCGAGTACGAGGCCGGCGTGCGCACCGGACTGTCCGTCGAGATCGACGACCTCGCCCGCACCGGCAAGGGCCCCACCATCCGCGCCGGCAAGCTCATCGCCGGCCTCGTCACCGGCGGCAGCCAGGTCCGCACCCCCGCCTTCATGTCCGCCAAGCTCGCCGCCGCGGACGTCCCCGACGCCCCCGACCAGGGCGCCACGCCCGACTTCCAGACCGTCTACGAGGGCGACGTCATCCCCACCGTCGAACTCGACGGCGAACCGCTCGACGGCGTCTCCAAGGTGACCGTCTCCGAGAAGACGATCGCCATCACCACCAGCACCGACACCACCGACCCGACCACACAGGAGAACCCCATGACCGCATCCCGCACCCCGGTCGCCGGCAAGCTGCAGGCGACCGCCCTCCAGCCCAAGCCGAAGGACGACAAGCTCAAGGCTTCTGTCTCCGACTTCGCCAGCCTGATGGGCCGCTACTACCAGACCCTCGACGGCAAGCTGCTCGCCGCCCTCAACGACGTCACGCCGGCCAACATCCTCGGCGTCGACCAGCCCATGTTCATCGACGAGGCCTGGTCCGGTCAGCCCTACGCCCGCCAGGTCGTGCCCGGCTTCAACCATGCCGACCTGACCGACTTCGAGATCACGGGCTGGACCTGGGACGTCAAGCCCGAGGGCGGAGACTACGCCGGCAACAACGGCCCCATCCCGACCAACACCATCAAGACCAAGGCGGTCGACGCCGAAGCCGAGCGGTGGGCCATGGGCCACGGCTTCGACCTGAAGTACAAGCACTTCCCCCGGCCCAGCTTCTGGGAGTCGTACATCAAGGCCGGCGCCGAGAGCTACGCCCGCTGGAGCGACGCCAAGGCCCTCGCCGAGATCGTCGCTGCCGCGCCGTATGTCGCCCCCGGCGTTGTCCCGGACGGTGTCAACACCGCGTTGACGTACATCGTCGACGGAGTGATCGCCGTACTCAACGAGACCAACACCATCGCGGACGGCGCCTACCTCGCCACCGACCTGTGGCGTGACCTGATGCTCGTGCGTGCCGACGATGCCCTGGCCTACCTCAACGCCATGCTCGGCTTCGACGAGGCCACCCTCACCCCGCGCAACTTCCAGATCAAGCCGCTCGCCGCGCTCACCGCCGGCCAGGCCCTGGTCAAGTGCAAGCCGGCCGCCACCATCCACGAGCTGGCCGGCGCGCCGATCCGCGTCGAGGCCCTGGCGATCGCCAACGGCAAGGTCGACGAGGGCATGTTCGGTTACCAGGGCGTGGTCCTCCACGACGAGGGCGGCCTCGCACTGGTCGCGGCCACCGACCCGAACGCCTGACCTGACGCCATGAACTGGATTCTCAACGGCGACGACGAGCGCCTGCCCGACTTGTGGCCCGGTGCGGTCGACCTGACCGAAACCGCGCTCGGGCTCGTGCTCGCCGCCGCCCGCGAGCAGTGCGAGGCCTACGCCCCGACCGTGGACAACCCCGAGGACGTCCCGGCCCGCTACATCCTCGCGCAGGCGCTCCAGGCCAAGGCGCTCAGTACCGCAGGCTTCGCCGGCGGCAACGACCAGGTGGGTGGATACGGCGAAGGCGTCACCGTCTACCCGATGGACTGGCAGGTCAAGAACCTCCTCAGGCCCCGCCAGGGAAGGCCATTCGTCCTGTGAACCCCGCCCGCCAACTCGTCCACGACCTGTTCAAGGCCGGCCGACCCACGTGGAACGTGATCGCCGAGCCCCGCATGTCCGATGCAGTCCTCAAGCCCACTGCCCTGGTCTGGGTGCCGAAGATGACCCGCACCGACTACGCCGGCGGCAGCTTCGTCACCAGCACCGTCGACCTGTGGCTCCTGCCACCGTCCGCGCTCGCCCCGGCGAAGCTCGAGGACACCGCCGACGACATGCTCGTCCAAGCGCTCGAGCTCATCGAGGCCGCCGACGGCGTCACCTGGACCGACGCCGCCCGCGAACAGCTCGAGGACACGTTCCACGGGTGGCACCTGACCCTGGCCGTCGCCCACAAGATCACCACCACCAAGGAGAACCCATGAGCACCGTCCCGCACGAGATCGTCAGCCCCTACACCCTCAAGACCGCCACCATGACCTTCCAGCTCCTGGACGCGGCCGGAGTCCCCACCGGGGACGTCGAAGACTTCACCGACCACATCGGCAGCATCACGTTCACCCCGACCGCTCAGACCGGCTCGTGGACCGGCGTGGGCGGAAACGTCGTCAGCGAGAACGGCATCGCCACGTGGGTTGCCGGCTTCGGCCTGATCCAGGACCTCGACGCCGAGTCGCTGCTCATGTACCTGCTCGAGCACGAGGGCGCCAAGGCCAAGTTCTCCGGCAAGCTCAAGAGCGGCAGCCGGACCGTCACCGGCACCATCACCCTCACGCCGGCCACCATCGGCGGAGACGTCGGCGCCAACCCGCTCTCCTCCACCGTCAACCTGCCGATGGACGGAAAGCCGGCCTTCGCCTCATGATCAAGGTCACGGTCGAGGACGGCCCCCGCGAGCTGCGGGCGGCCGTCCTCGCCCTGTCCCGAGCCCCCGCCGAGATCCGCAAGGCCGTCAACACCGGCATGCGCCAGACCATGAACCCCGTCTGGCGTTCCGAGGTCTCCCAGCACCTCACCGGAGCCGGGCGAATGGAAGGCCGGCTACTCACCGCCGGCGCTCGAATCGCCGGCGGGAACCCGCCCCAGCTCGTCGCCGCGAGCAGCAAGCGCCGCATCGGCTCCGGCGGAGGGCTCGTGCCGTCCACAGACTGGCCCATATTCGAGTTCGGCAGCTACGGCACGAAGACCTCAGAGATGGTCAGCAAACGCGGCACCAAGTACACCCGACACACCCGCCGCGGGCTGCCCACCTTCGTCAAGACCGGCCGGGTCCTCTACCCGGCCGCCGCCTCCGTCCTGCCTCGCATCGCCGCCTTCTGGGCGCAGACCGTCGTGCGCGTGTTCATGGACGCCCTGGACGGGAAGGCCTCCTGATGCCATTCACCTTCAGCCTCGTCTCCGACGTCCGGGCCTTCCTCAAGGGCACCAAGGACGTCGAGCAGGCGCTCAGCCAGGTCTCCGACAGCCTGGACACCCTCGCCCGCGACACCGCCCAGGACGCCGACCAGGCCGCCAGCAAGCTCGAGTCAGAGTTCAAGCAGGCCTTCGACAAGGTCCAGGCCGACGCGAAGCAGACCGGCGACTCGGTCGGCTCCCGGGTCAAGGAGGGCACCGAGAAGGCTTCGGAGGGCACTACCGCGCTGAAGGAGAACGCGGCCAGCAACGCGAAGGAGATCGCCGCCAGCTTCGACGGCTCGGCGCAGTCGATCGCGGACGGCTTCCAAGGCCTCGCGGCAGAGGCGTTCGAGGGGTTCGGGCCTGCCGGTGTGGCTGCCGGGGTGGCTGCCGCGGTCGGGCTCGGTGCCGCAGCCGCAGCGCTCCAGCAGGCAGCCGAGGACGCGCAGGAGGCCGTCGACACCACACACGACCTGGCCGACGCGCTGCGAGAGACCGGCGGTGCCGCGTCTCAGGTGGCCGACTCGATGAAGGACATTGTCGATGAGAAGCAGTGGTTCGAGTACTGGCAGAACCTGCCGGTGGACCGGCTGCACTCCTACGCCGACGCGGTCCGTCTGGCCGGGGTGTCGTGGGACGACATGCGGCTTGCCGCGATGGGCAACGAGGAAGCGCTCGCCCGGGTCAACGCGCAGCTCGACACGGCGAAGAACACGACGAAGGACTTCTACGACCTCCAGACGCTGACCACCGCGAAGGACTCGATCGACCGGCAGGCCGAGGCCTACCGCAACGCCACCGAGTGGAACAAGGCCTACGCCTCCTCGGGGATCGAGGCGCAGGAGAAGATCGAGGAGGCCCAGCAGCACGCCTCCGACGTGGCCGCCGACTGGGCGCAGTCACTGAACGACCACCTGAACGTGGCCGCGGACGGCCTGGACCAGTTCGTGAAGGACGGCAAGCTCAACCTGAACGAGTGGGCGGCCGAGGTCAAACGGCGGACGAAGGAGGTCGCCACCGTCGAGGACTTCAAGGTCGACGTGTTCCCCAAGCTCAGCCCGCAGGCCCAGGAGGAGTTCGCGAAGCTGCCGGTCGAGACGCAGGCCCAGATCGCCGAGGCCTACAAGAAGAACCCCAAAAAAGTCGAGGCCATCCTCAAGGCCCAGGCGAAGCTCGAGGTCGACGCCAAGGACACCCACGTGGACCCGGTGAACATCCCGACCACGGTCGACACCTCCGTGGCGCAGCAGCAGGCCGAAGCTGCCGCCGCCGCTGCGCAGCATGAGGCTGACCGCGCCGGAAACGCGATCGAGCTACGCACCAAGATCGACCGCGAAGCCCTGCAACGCCAGGTGAACCGTGCCGCTGCGGGAATCACGGCACCGACGATCTACGTGAACGTCAAGACCCGCAAGGAGATCCCGTGACCGCCAGCCTCACGAACGGCACCACGACCGTCGCGGTGGCCGACATCCTCGCGGCACCGCTGAGCCGGCCCCTGCGCCGCGACGTCCTCGACCAGACCAACGCCGCGGCGCCCAAGATCAACGCCGGTACTCCCGGCAAGCTCGCCGGGACGATCACCTACCTGTGCGACACCCTCGCCGACGCGTTCGCCCTGGACGCCCTCTATCAGAGCGCCGCGACCATCACCTTGACCAGCGACGCCGGAGCGCCGCTCAACGGCCTGCAGCATGTCGCTGTGGGCGATCTCCGCTACAACGCCGAACGCGGCCTGCCCGGCCGTCCTTCGAAATGGACCATCACCGTCGAGATTAGGGAGCTGTAACCATGCCCGTCACCCCGTGGGCCGCCGACTCACTCACCCACATTCAGAGCCCAGTGGTTCAGCACACCTGGACCGTCTATGACGACTCCGCCGCCTCCCCGGTCGCGATCCCTGGCGCCCGCAACGTCAAGGTGACCCTTGACCGCGGCAAGGTGCCGTTCGGGGAACTCACCTTCGACGTGCCGCTGCTGACCCGTAGCAGCGATCACGCCTACGACATCCCCTACTCCCCACACTACCGGGTCGACGCTGGCTACATCCGCGACGGCGTCCCGGACACGCACCCAATTCTGCGGGCCTACCTCACCAACACCGAGCTTGTCTCCACCGCCGAAGGCCCGATGCGGCGGATCACGGCGCAGACGATCGACACCGTCCACGAGTTCCCCTCGAACCGCTCCTACAACGTCTCCGACAGCTTCACCCGGGTGAGTCAGGTTACCGCCGCGATCAATGCCTCCAGCACGCCGTGGTGGCGGCTGATCTACATCACCGAGGAAGCCGGGCTGCCCACACCGACCGCCGCGCAGCTGTCGGTGTTCCGGAACCTCAACCTCGACGTCGGGGACACCGTGGGCGACTTCCTGCGCTCCATGGCCGCCAGCCTCGGCCAGTGGATCAGGCCCAACCACCGTGCCACCCCCGTCACGAGCCTGATCATCGGCCCGCCCCGTGTCGACGCCAGCGCCGGATCAACCGACGTCACACCGCTGGTCGAGAACGACACCCTCGTCCGGCCCAGCCCCAACGCCGGAAACGTCCTCGACCTGACCATGAGTTGGCCCGACTCCACCGGAGCCCTCAAGAGCGCCCGCAAGGTCTACCCAGACCCGAGCCTCGACACGGTCGGCGTCTCGTGGGGGCTGATCACCGTTAAGTCGGTAAGCGTGCTCGCCAGGCCCGCGAACGGCTCCAGCCTGACCGCCACCGACCCGACCGCCATGGCGTGGCTCGACAAGATCACCCGCGCCCGTGGTCAGCACACCTTCACCGGCCGGGCCGCCTACTGGCTCCAGCCGGGCGACTGGCTCGCCGTCGGCTTCCCCTACACCGACGTAGGCACCAACACCACCGGCCGCGACCAAGGCCCACTCGACCGGATCGAGTTCAACCTCGACTCCGGAACCATGGCCGTCACCTTCGACGCCATCTACTTCGGCTAGGAAAGGAGCCCAGTAGTGTCCAGATCCCAGAACGGATGGCCGGTCGTCAAGTCCGGCTTGACGAGCCTTCCCCAGGTGACCGGCAAGGTCCTCGCCGGCCCTGTGTGGGTCGTCATGTACTGGCTGTGCGAGTACTTCGCCCGGACCGTCGAGCCGATCCGCAAGACCTGGTCGTGGGGCTGGGCATACCGGAGGATCTCCGGGTCTAGAAAGTGGTCCAACCACGCCTCAGGAACCGCGATCGATCTGAACGCGCCCAGGCATCCCGCCGGCAAGACTGGCACGTTCACCGGCGCCCAGGCCGCCCAGATCAACCTCATCATGAAAGCCGCCCGCGGCGTCCTCCGCTGGGGACACCTGTTCAAGGACGAGATGCACTTCGAGATTGCTCCAGGCACCACACCCGCCGAGGTGCAACGGGTCGCGACCGTGATCCTGCAGGTCGCGCTGGCCGAGGTCGGCTACGACCCCGGTCCGGCGGACGGCATCCGAGGCCCGAGGACGAAGGCCGGCCTTCTCGCCTTCCAGACCGCCGCCGGCCTCACCCCGGACGGCATCGACGGCCCCCTGACCTGGGCCGCCATCACCACCGCACAACAGAAAGTGAACGCATGAACGACAACAAGAGCGTGCCCACCGCCGTCACCATGGGGTTCGGCGTCGTGGTGTTCGTCGCCACCCTCGTGGCCTGGCTCTACGGCGAGAGTGTCGCCCACGTGCCCACCACCATCCTGTGGACCGTCGCGGGCCCG